CAATCCCGTATTTTATTATCAGATGATCCAACCGACGACACATAGTATGCCAAAGACGTTTGCCTACGTTTAGCAAGTCTTTCATCTTCTCTAGTACGGTGTTCATATTCAGTTCCTTCAGTTAGTTTCTTGTTAAAAATTTTATCAAAGTTATCCATAAACTTTTTGTGGTTCGCCTTCCTTGGCGTAGAACCTTTACCCATGATTACAATATTCTCCATGTAAGTTTTCTCGCAATGATCTAGTGTGCAGTACACATTCAGATAAAGTTTTATAAGTTTTAGTTACATATCTTTTCTTGTTAACTTTAACCTCACCCCGATAACGACCAGTGTTTTTAACAAGACTAACTCCTTTAAATTGTGTAGTATTATTAGCTCTACATTTAGAATTTTGTTGGTTCTGGTTTCTAGTACACGATCTAAGATTTTCAATTTTATTATTCAATTTGTTTCCGTCAATATGATCTAACATTTCAGGAAGAAATCCGTTACACATTAAAAATATTAAACGATGTTCTTTCAAACGGTATGGGAAAAAAGTTATCACACGATAACCGTGAAGTTTATCTGTATAACCTTTAACTATTTCTCCTTTTTTATTACAATTAACTCTACCGAAATTAGTAGTTACTTTAGATATCAATCTACCTAGTTCTGCATTGTATTCAAATCTACTGTGAAGCATTTTAAGTATGCTAGGAGTTACTTTTTTAAGTGTCTTTAAATTTGTAGTTTTCATTTAATCAGCCTCGTAAATTATTCCAAAAGTTAATATTAAAAATGGCGCTAACAATACTATCCCGTCAAAGCAAGCCGCTTTAGTACCTTCAAATTCGGTACTTGTAATCCATATCGGACGGGAGTCACAAGCTTCGATATCAAAACCGAAGCCATTTCTTAAATTTAAAGTTAACGCTCTACCCCAAAAAAATGTAGTCATCTAAGCTGCCTTTGCAAAATCAGATATAACCTGCCTAACAATCTGATGCCTATCAAACTGTAACGCCGCCAACTTATCTTCTTTACCTGATACTCTATGCGTTGACCAATCAGTTAGAGTATTGTATGCGGCCCACATTGTACTACCTAAACGCTTACGATAAACACCAATATACTTTTGCCACATATATTCTAAGTTAGAGTTACGGCGAGGCAGATGATCTATAATGGTAACAGGATCATTCTTCATACCTTCCTCTATAAGTTTCTCAGCAGAGGTACAAGCACTTGCCTCTACAAACAATTTAAATACTTCCATGTCAAATACCTTAGTGTCTTGCCACTCTAACCAAAGCTCACGCTCTTTACTAAATACATTAAGAGAATTCATAATAATATTAGAACCTTTATCAATGTCTAAAGCTTGAGTGTGTCTAGCTCTATACACTGCAACCTCTCCAGTTATAAAGACTTGAAGGTTAGTACAAGCAAACTGAGTAGCCGCCGCACTAATCATAAAGGGCCACGTACCATCGAAGCTAGTAGTAGCTAATAGACTTAGGGTTGCACGATCACCGTCGCCAGTATGGTAAGTCATGGCAGGTAAATCATATTTAACAAAACATCTAGCACCATTATGGCTTGTACGGATATGTTCGTTTAAACCATTAAGATCAAAGTCAGAACGCTCAAGTAAATTTCTAGTGCTGTCAATCATATCTTTATAACCAACAGTCTTGTACTTAGGACTATGCACACCTAACTGAACTCCACTATCAGTTCTATATACAGCAGCTTTATCACTTTGAATATCAACACCCATATCTGTAGTATAAAACATAGGTGCTACACCGACATCAAAATTTGCACTACCATAACCTTCACTCCTTAGTATATCTACATCACTTTTATTGCTAAACAAATTAGTTACAGTATTCATTTTATATCCTCTTTAAATTGTATAGTTATTGTATCATTAATTTAGTTTAGTTCCTACTGTTTTTGGTAATTCTTTTACGTTCCTAGATTTAGTAGGGAATCTACGCAAAGCATCATCACATATTAAATATATGTGTTGCCACTTCCAACCAGTTTTAACGCGCCATCCTCCGTACCAACCTCCCTTCCATACAACTACGGGATCATACCCTCTTGCTATAACCTTTGGAGTTGTAGGATTATCTATTGCGTACTTACTTTTTATTGACATTTTCTTTTACCTCTTTCTTAAAGAAATTAAATTTCTTTCTAATCCAACAGGTTGCACAATATAAGCCAGACTTTTCTTTAACTATAGCGATTACTCCACAGCTACATTTACTATCCACATTAACTTACTCCTTTAAACAATTGATTTTAATAACCATTTTTGTGAGAAGGCTTGCTGTTTAGTTTTAATATTCATTAACTGAGTACAACTTAATTCTTTTCTAACATAAGTCATGGTGTCATCTACCTCCCATTTTCTACGAACACGCTGTGCAAAAGTAGAAGGTTTAAGACCTAAAATTTCTGCATACTGTTGCACTGTATAAAAATTATCTTCTACTAAAACAGAATGTTTTGTACCTACAAATCTTAACTCTCTATTAAACGATCTCATGTTCATGTGTGTTGCTCCATCATTAAAGTTACATAGGCTAGAGCTTCATCATCAGTCATGCCTAGTTTAATAGCCTCTGTATACCAATATTTTAAACATTGCTTTTGATAGTTACTCATCTCCATTTTCCTCACTCCTCGTTTTTTACATTCCAAGCCATGATTCCGTAAAATTTGTTAATGTTTATCATGGCTAGTCTCCACTATTCGATCTTGCGCTATGTGAAAATACTCGCTATCAATTTCTATGCCTACAAAACTTCTTCTTGCTTTGATGCTTTCAACGCCCGTTGTGCCAACTCCCATAAAGGGGTCAAGGACTAAATCATTTTTTTGAGTAAAGTTTTCAAGTAAAAAACGACAAGCGTGTGGATGCATGACCGCTCTATGAATTTTTGTATAGGGATTGTTTGAAAATACTGGCGTTTCAAAATGATTTAAAGTGTATGTCTTGTTGGCAGTTAAGGACTTATTGTTTTTGGAAAGCACCAAAATATATTCGTAAGCGTTTATTAGATGTGGGTTAGGCATGGGGTTTGATTTTTTCCAAATTAAAACCTCAATTATTTGATCCGAAAACATACCTATTATCTTATGCACATCTTGCTTGTTGTAACTATTTTTTTGTATGTTGTAAAAGACATTACCTTTACAGACTCGCAAGCAATCCTTAATTGAACGCTCTAAGAACCCCGCGTAATCTGACACAACGTCTGAGTGATTGTTGTATTTGTCGTTCCGTTTACGATTATAAGGCGGTGAGGTGATAACAACATCAATTGAATTTTGATCAATCTCTTGCATAAAATTGAAGCAATCGCCCAACATCAAATTAAAATTGCATAGACTTATTGTTTTTTTATCAATGGTCATATTAAATACTCCATTGTTGTTGGATGGCTTGGGCTATACCTTCAAAGGTTTTACTTCTTATCTTCCATCTATCTTTAGACGGAGGTAAGTAATGCAATCTCATTTGTTGATTGCGAGGCAGTATGTCATAAACCTTTTTAACATTATTAGTTTCTTTTAACTTGGGTAATCCATGTAGCCATAGCCCAGTTTTCTTAGACTCAGGATGCCCAAACATCCAAGGCTGTACATACTGTGTAGGTTTAAAGGGCAACACACCAACAGGATTTTCCATACAAACTTTATCGCAACAAGCCTTTGCTAACTCCCATAGTTTGGTAGTCCATTCAATAGCTTCTATTCGCTGATAATATTTATCTTTACCCTTACCATACCAAGCATTACCGCTAACAGCTAATGCTGTGCAAGGTGGATGTAATATTATTAAATCCCAGTACATGAAATTTTTAATTGCTTTGTTAACATCGCATTGTAAATGATATTTTATTTCGCCGTCATCAGCAGGTAATAAATCACACGACCAAGCATCATGTCCTGCATCTCTAAACTCTTTGCGGATAGTACCGCTACTCTCACAACCAATTAATACTTTCATATTAAACTCCAATCTCTATTATATATATACCCCCAGACTCTTCAGACTTAAATGATATATCTTCTAAGACTAAAAACGCAATCATCTGAAAGAATTGTATTTGATTTTCTGTCCTGAATAATTTTTTATTCATCATAAAAACTCTCTATACCGTGGTGTGAAATACATTGAACTACTTGATAGGCTTCAGCATATGTTTCAAATAATACATCGCTTATATCTGAAGGATTCTCAGAGTGGTGTAGAATTTGAAACCCACTATAAGTATTTAATATCTGAAAAGAATCTTCAGGTAAGTCAGGTTCTTTATCCCAAACATCTGTAACTCTACATAACATAATTATTCTCCAGTTAAATAAGTATAGTGAACTTCACTAACATGATTACCATCTTGCCACTTAGATGATTTAGTGGCTAATAAATTACACCAACTATTCCATAGGTTTTCTGTACCGTAATCATGGCATACTTTTATATAATTTAATACTTTTTTATTGTTAGTTTCTATTGCTTTAATACCTTTAGGTTTATTATTAAAGGATAATGTTTTAAGTTCTATTCCATACAATCTAATATTATGTATATCCATACAACCAACTAGCCCTGATGTTAATTGACAAGCAAACCCTGCTTTAGGAATACCCAATCCGTGAACTCTTAAAAATATTTTTATAAGTGAATATGCTTTATCATCTTCAGATTTGTTAGAGTTTATTACCGCCATCATCT